AAGGGGGACAAGGGCGACAAAGGCGACAAGGGCGACAAAGGCGACAAGGGCGACCCCGGCGAGCCCGGCCGCGACGGCACGGTGTCCTTCGACGAGCTCACCCCCGAGCAGCGTGCCTCCCTGAAGGGGGACAAAGGCGACAAGGGCGACCCCGGCGAGCCCGGCCGCGACGGCACGGTGTCCTTCGACGAGCTCACCCCCGAGCAGCGTGCCTCCCTTCGCGGCGAAGACGGTGAAGACGGCGACAGCGTGTACGTCGCGGAGTCGACGCTCACGGACGAGCCGGGAGGGATCTCCCTCGTGAAGCTCCACGACGAACGCACCGGCGGGGACGTCGTCATCCGCGTGCGCAACGGGTTCAACGGCGAGCCCGGCGAGCCCGGCCGTCCGCTTACGTGGGACGACCTCACCCCGGCGCAGAAGGAGTCGCTGAGGGGGATCCCCGGGCGGGACGGGACGATGTCCTTCGACGAGCTCACCCCCGCGCAGCGGGAGTCGCTCCGGGGCCCCAGGGGCTACAAGGGGGACGACGGCGACCCGGGCAGGGACGGGGCCAGGTGGTTCGCCTCGCAGACCGGGGTGTTCTCCGGCGACGAGACCCACCCGGGCCACCTCACGGAGACCGAGTTCAGCCCCGTGGCCGTGGCCGGGGACATGTGCCTCGTGGCCGGCCTCCGCGTCGTCTTCGAGTGCCTTGCGGGGAGCGGGGAGGAGTACGACGGGGAGGTGCAGGACCAGCCGCTGTGGAGGTACATGCTGACGGTCGTCGGGGAGAAGGGCGACAAGGGCGACAAGGGCGACAAGGGTGACAAAGGCGACAAGGGGGACAAGGGTGACAAGGGCGACACCGGGGATTCGGTGCATCTCAACTGGGTCACCATAATGAGGGGCACGCCGTCCTCTGACACTGCGTCCTACGTATTGACCGACCACGCCATAAACGTCCTGTCCAGCCTAGATGCGAGCCATCCGAACATCCGGCTGTTCCTGCCGAAGTACAACAGCGGCACCGGCAGTCGGCCGCGCGCACTTGTAGTGGTCATGTATTTCGGTGCCGATGTCACGATGACGGCGAACGTGGAGTGGCGGCACCAGTCTGGCGACTATCGTCCAGTGAAGCTGCTGTGCGGCAGCACGAACGAGCTCGCGAGTATATCCGTGTCCGGCGGCAGCTACCATGTGTTCTTCCTCGAGGAGATGGCCTCGGAGGGGACTTCCTACAGGGTGTTCACGGCGGCGCGCCGGGACTTCCGAACCGCCGTGGTTACGACACAGGAGTAGCGCCGTGGTCACGCCTGTTAGATTGCTGATGGCCCACACCAGCTTCGTCGACACCTCGTCGTGGACGGAGGTCCACGTGGGGCGGACGAGCCGGGCGCCGTCGTCGTACCCGTGGGGGATAAGCAGCGGGGACACCGTGTCGTTCTATAGAGCCGTGGTGGCGGATGGCCGCGAGGCGGTCGGAGTGGACTGGGGCGACGGCACGGGCATGGAGTATATCCGCCCCGGGGCCGACCGGTCGGTGTCGCTGTCGCACACGTACGCGAATGCCGCCGACGGCTACGTTATAAGAATATCCGACGACCTCTCCGAGTTCTACGTGTCGCATGCCGCGTTCAAGGACGATTGGACCAATGGCTTCAGATCCGCGGCCATGGCGCCGAGCTGGGAGGAGCCGTACTCCGGAGCCGAGTGCGTGTCGGACGTGGCGTCCCTCGGGAACCGCGTGTCCAACCGCACGTATTCGATCGGGCTTTTCGCGAACACCAGGATCCACAGTATGCCGACGGTGTACGGCTTCCCGCCGCTGACCCCGCTCGCGGACGCAAAGTGCGTCCCCGCGCTGTGCTTTTTCAGGTGTCCGGGCCTGCAGGTCGTGCGCAGTCTTACGGACGTAAAGGTGATAGACGCGTCCGCCTTCGAGGAGTGCGTTACGTTGGAGAGCCTCAGCGCCTTCGATGCGCAGAGCGTCCTGCACATCGGCCCACGGGCGTTCCGCGGGTGCACGAGCATCCGCCAGCTCTCCGGGCTAGGCTCCGCCACCCTCGGCGTAAACCAGGACGTGGCGCTGTTCGGGAAGCAGCTTTCGAGCTTCACGGAATCCGACATCGCTGTGGCCTCGGAAGCGCTCGGCGCCGCGTCGTCGCCGAAGTTTGCCCGCTACAGGATAAACTACTTCAACTGCCCGCTCGGGGCGCAGGCCTTCTACGGCTGCACGTACCTCGACGACTTGTCGCTTGGCCCGTCGATGGGCGACGGCGGGTTCGCGCTTCCGGACACGTTCAGCGGCACGGGCCTGTCGAGTGTACCGTCCTCCCGGAGCGGCTGGTTCCGTTGCCAGACGTACAGCAACATCAATCTCCCGGATGCGTGGGTGTTCGGCTCCCCGGCCACGCGCGTGCTGAACAGCTCCGACTACTACAGCTGCAGCTACGCAGGGGACAAGCGCAGCACGTCGTCGCTGTTCGCCGACAGCGTGTGGGCGTTCTTCCGTGGATGCTCGGGGATGGCGTCCGAGCCGCCTGGTCCGCATAGTCAGTCCGGGGCGCAGCTCGTGTCCACGGGGGAGTTCGAGGGGATGTCCGCGCTTACCGCCACGATAACGCTGCCGAGCAGCATCCAGCGCATAGGCGCCTCCGCGTTCTCGGGGAGCGGCGTGGCGCTCCTCGTGCTGCAGGGCAGGACGAAGGCGCAGGCCCAGGCCATGAAGGGAGTGCGCGGCCTGTGCTTCGGAGGCTACGACGTGACCACGTACCCGTTTGGGCTGAAGTCCGGCGCGGTGGTCAGGTGCACCGACGGGGACCTGACGGTATGAGCGAGGCGTACAAGAGAAGGCACGGAGTCGACTGGCCGGCGGGTATGCACGACATCTTCATCGACCTCACGGTCGCGAAGAAGTGGCGCGAGTACAAGTCCGTGTACGGCATCGAGTTCCGGGACCCGTGGGTCCCGCTCATCGACGCGGCGAAGGCGCTCATCCCCGAGCAGTACTTCAAGGTCCCGCCGTGGACCGAGGAGCACTTCCACGACTGGGTGATGGCGGAGAAGGGCTGCATAACGTGGGGCTGCGGCAGCTGCGGCAAGTCCAACGACTACGGCCTCCTGATGCTGCTCGACTGGATCACCGACCCGTACGACACCGTGATCCGGCTCGGCTCCACGGACAAGCAGTCGCTCAAGTCCCGCTCCTGGAACGCGGTCGTGACGTACTTCGCGGCCCTGAAGGCCTGGTCGAGGAAGAACGGGATCCCGATACCCGGGAAGTTCTCGAAGTCGGGGTACGCCATACTCAACGACGACGCGGACGACTCGCCCGAGGCGGTGGGCGAGAAGGCCGGGATCGTGGGTGTGGCGGTGAACGACTCCGAGGACTCCGGCAAGCTGCAGGGCGCGCACACGAAGTACGTGCGCATCGTCATCGACGAGCTCGCGACCATCACGCATCACGAGAACATCCGCACGGCGATGCAGAACCTCCGCATCGGCGCGAAGGACTTCAGGTTCTTCGCGCTCGCCAACCCGGAGTCGTGGGAGAACGAGTCCTGCCAGTACTGCATACCGAAGGGCGGCATCGCCAGCGTCAACGTGAACACGGGCACCTGGATGTCCACGAGGGGGTTCCTCGTCAGGCACCACGACGGGCTGAAGTGCATCACGGTGACCAACCCGGAGACCGAGGCCGAGTTCCCGTTCCTCATCACCAAGGCCGTGATCGAGGACAACCTCTCCGACTGCGACGGGAACGAGGACGCGCCGCTCTTCTGGAAGATGGTGCGCGGGTTCCCGCCCCCGACGGGGGTGAACATACCCACGGTCCTGGACCCGGCGATCGCGAAGGAGCAGCGCATCATGGACCCGGCGCCCAACGCCCCGGTCGTGGCCGTCGGGGCGGGCATCGACCCCGCGTGGTCCGAGGGCGGCGACGGCGCGTGCTATTCCAAGGTGCTCGTGCGCCAGCCGGCGGCGGGCAGCCCCATCCTCGACTTCTCGCAGTTCCACAAGCTGGCGATCAAGGCGTCGGACCCGCGACCCGTGACGCAGCAGCTCCTCGACCAGGTGCGCGTCCTGTCGTCCGACCCCGGCGGGTACCCGGCCCCGCTGTTCGCCACGGCCGTCGACGCGTCCGCGAACCAGGGGCTCGCCGACGACATCGACATCTACATCGGGCAGGGCACGGCGTGCGTGCTGCACGTCAACAACTCGCAGCGCGCGTCCGAGCTCCCCATCCGCGCCAACACCGACGTCAAGGGGCACGAGGAGTACGGCGACAGGGCCGCCGAGGCGTGGTGCACCCTCGCCGCCTTCTGCAAGGCCGGGATGGTGCGCGGGCTCCCCCGGGCCGCCGTGGAGGCGCTCGTCAAGCGCAGGTACCTGACGCCGAAGAACTCGATGACGCCGAGGAAGCCGCTGAAGCTCGAGCCGAAGGAGGACTTCAAGAAGCGCGTGTTCAAGCGCTCGCCCGACGAGGCGGACGCGTGTGCGCTCGGGGCGCTGGCCGTGAAGGAGAGGCTGGGCATCCTGCCCTACGGATGGGTTCCGGTGGCGAAGCCCCTGTACGACCAGGGCCCCACCCAGGCGCAGGCGTCGCTCCCCCCGTCCGCCGTCATAGCCGAAGGAGACGGCCAGGACGGGATAGACGTGCTCGATTGACGCGGAAGCGGCTGTTTTGGTATAATGTCGGAGGTATTGCAGGAGGAGGACCCAATGACCAACAAGGTGACAGTTCCGCGGGCGCTCGGAATCAAGTGCGCCTACACGGGCAGCATCGTCGACATCTATCTCACGGTGGCCGGCGGCCATGTGCTTTACAGCTGTCCGAAGGCCTTTACGCTCGCGGAGCCCGTGGGCACGCTGCAGGAGCTGCAGGACCGGGCTTCGATGCGCAACGGCGTGGCGGGCGCGGCCCGCACCGGAGACCCGGTGGACGCGTATACCGGGAAGCCCCTGCGGCTGCGCGCCTATCCGGACGGCCGGTTCTCGTACGCCGGCGGCTTCAACCCACGCTGCGCGTTTACGGACCTGGACGAGCTCCTCTACTACCTTACGATGCGCAACGGCGTGGCGTCGCGCGCCAAGCCGGCGCCGAAGCCCGCGGTCGCGGCGGCCAAGGCGGACACCGCCGCGAGGCCGGACGCGCGGACGACCCCGTCGGACGCCACGCTCGAGGAGATGGAGCGGGTCGCGGCCGGCCACATGCAGCGCGGCACCGTGGTGTCGATGGCCCACTCCGCGCGGAAGCCCCCGGCGCCGAGGGGCCCGGCGAACAGGCATGCGCGGACGGGAGGGAAGTGACGTGAGCAGGCAGAAGCCCAGGTTCCGCGACTCCAACCCCTACGCCGTCCCGCCGGGCGGGGTCTGGTTCTTCCAGGTGGGGGATGACCGCGTGGCCACCCCTTCGTACGAACACGCCCTGCGGCAGGTGGCCGCGGTTCTGGCGAAGCACGGCATGGACGACCTGAACCCCGTCGACGAGCTGGCCAAGTTCATGTGCCCCCACATGCCCGCGTGGTTCTGCGTCGGGTCCGACGAGCACTCGCCGGTCATCACGGGCAGGGCCGCGGCGGAGAAGGCGCTGCCTTTCTTCAGGAAGCCCCTCGTCACGTCCGACGTCATCGCCAGGCGGATGGAGAGATGCCAGGCCTGCCCGAAGCACCGGCGCGACTTCTGCCTGCACTGCACGGGCTACGACACGTGGATCATCGACAATTTCGGCGGCAGGCGCCCGAAGCTTCCCGTAGACGAGGCTTCCGGGTGCTGCAGCTGCGCCGGGACGATGGAGGCGGTGATCGCCTCCGTGGACTACGCAAAGGACGAACCGGGGTTTGAGGGAGCCCCCGACACATGCTGGAGGAACGACAGATGACTGGCATAAAGGGCTTCCACACCACGGCAGGCGAACGCACGGCGAAGCCGGCGAAGCGCAGGTTCACCGACCCGCAGGCGGTGTACGACGTGTACGACGAGTTCCGCACGGACGACATGGACGACGCGAGGCGGCGCACGAAGATAAAGATCGCGTACGAGGGAGGGCTCCCGTACTCCCAGGACCAGCTGAAGGCCAAGGGCCTCGCCCACATGACCAACCTCTCGTTCAACGCGCTGAAGAACACGATCGACGCGCGCTGCGAGTCCATCACGAAGCTGACCGCCGACACGTGCAGCCTCGTCACGGTGGCGCCGAAGCGCAACGGCGAGGCCGGACCGGACGACGCCCGGGTCGGCGCGATCCTCGCGGAGGCGTTCTCGGACGCCATCCGCAAGGACGGCCACACCATCGCGGCGCTTGCGACGGCCCGCCGCGAGGTGGACCTGTACGGCATCGGCCCGGTCACGTGGCCCAACGACGAGGCCTTCTACCCGCTGGCGCTGGAGCGCGGGCAGCTGAAGTTCCGGGGCGACGGCCCGTCTGTGTCGTCCGACCACGAGATATTCATGTTCGAGTCGGAGCTCCCCGCGGAGTACGTGTTCATGCTCCTCGACAACGAGGGCATAGCGGAGGACGCCGGGTGGGACGTCCCGTCGCTGAAGCGGCTGGTCGTGGAGGTGTTCGGCAGGCACATCGACAAGGACCACGACTCGTCCTCCGAGAACGGGCTCTCCCCGGACGAGACGTTCCTCACGTACATGAAGATGAACTCGTTCTACGAACGCCACCAGTTCGACAAGTTCAGCGTGCTCCACGTGTACTGCCGCGAGGTCAGCGCCCCGCGCAAGGTGTCGCACATACTCG